ACATCCGTTGAAGACTCCTTTTCAGGTTCTCCATCCTTACTGAATAATTCACCGGGTTTCCTTAATGCCACTTCTTTCCTCTATTATAAAGCAAATACTAACTTATTTATATTCCTGCATATACTTCTCTATTGCAGAACCCACAGAATCATCCGGTTGAGTTTTTGTTTTCTCTACTTGACCTTGTTTTAAATACTCAATCGCATGATATACACGATCCCATTGAGATCTCTCTACCTCTAATTCAAATGCTTCAGCTGGTGGATAAGTAATTGGTGCGGTTCCACATGCTGAGAATATAAAGATAGAACAACTTATAAGAAATTTATTCATTAGTTACTTTCAATTTTTTTAAGTATTCAATCCACCAATCAGGATCCTTTTTCATTTTCCAATTTGGTACTTCCATACCTCTCTCAGAATACCACTCAAATATAATACTGTCAATCTTCTGAGATATTCCAATACTCCTCTTCCTGCTCGTCAACGTCTGCATACGCATCTGCCAAATACGGGCCGTGTGGTCTGAGAGATTCTTTTTTAACATACGTAGATTCAGCATTTGTCGCGGATAACCATACTGCGAGTTTCATTATAACATAGATGATTGCAAGGGGAAGAAAGCAAGCAGCAAGAACAACTGTGTTCATTTTTATTTGTATATAGTAATGTGTGTGAGTCCGTACATTAGTGCGTATATTTACCTATGTGCTATTATAAATACATACGTACTGGAGTTGAAAAGCATCATGTCCCACTACACACTCGGTTGGCACGACCAAAAAAACGAACATCACGAAATAGGTGAATATGCGGATGACGCATTTGAAGCAGCAAGAAATGCAAGAGAGGATGTTCCATATCTACACGAACATCCTTTTTCTTTGGATACAATTACTAAGGTAGAATAATGAAAGACTTACCAATTAAATCTGCAAGTATACTATTTGCAACGATCACCATAGCAGTCATTGCTTCTATTAACTTTGCTTATGTTTAATGAGTATTGGATAAGGTAAGTAACCATAATCCTAATACAAAGAAAAACCAAATATTAACCGAAGAGGCTATTGATCCTGTGTTGATCCATAGTCTTTTTTTTAATTTAAGTTTCATACTTTTGCCCTTTCATTTCTAGCAGTTGTAAGAAGAAAATAACCACCAAGTATAAGCACAAGGGGAACAGTTATAACATGCATCGAAATCATCATCTGGAGATCAGTCATTCCTGTAGGACTTACAGTTACTGAATCTGACCAAGTTCCTGCTAATTGCCAAACTTGTGGGTTTGATAGGAAAATCATAAAAAAAATTTTAGTTCTATACTATATCTAGTCTATACCTTGAGCATAGTCAAGTGCTTTACGGGCAGTTTGTAACATTTTGACCTTATTGTAGTCTTTTGCATACGGAACAGTCAGAGCAAATCCAAGAAGATCTCCTTCTGGATTATCAGGAATACCAACTGGTTGAACATAGAATATACCTGCGTGTGCTACACACTTCCATCCTATGTCAACAAATCCAAGATCCCTGAGTGCACACTCTAATTTTAAAGAATGACATGCATCAAGTAATTGCATTAGCAATCTCTACTCATACTCTCTGCCATAGTTCCACCGATATCCGCACCTTGATTACCACTAAACATTGTTACCCAACCAGCAGCCACCCAGCCAATAAAAGGAATGTTAGTAAGGGAAGGAGCAACACTAGCACCCACACTAGACCCAACCACACGTCCTGTGCCTTCTCCTGATCCGATTGCTTTGATACATGCGATTGTTTTGTCGCTTGGTTGATTTCCTTGTCCTTGAGCAGACGGGTCAATCCATGCTGTTGGGGTTGATACTGGCCCACCGTGATGTTCTGAACCATCCATCGTGTATTCAACAACTCTTTCCACTTTGTTGTTACCCAATCCAAGAAACCCGGCCTTCTTGTTTACCTCCTCTGTGGTAATCATGACCTTTGGATCATTCGCACTATAACTTATCTTATATCCATCTTTATCAACTGATGCCACATATGATGTATATGGGCCTACAGGAATGTTCAATGATGGTAACTTACTTTCTCTATTTGCAAGCATACCTATCATACCAATATGAGACAATCCGAAGACTGTCCCTAAACTAATACCAATCCACTTATTCATAAAACCTCCAAGTTATTAATCTTTTTTATTTGGAACTATCTGTACTGGTGCTTGTTCAATACGTATGGTTTGTGCAGGTGCAGTCTGTGATGCTGCTGCGATAAGTTTCTCCATATCACCTTTACTTACACCACCATTAGAACCACCTTGTGCTCCTCTCTTAGACGTAGTGACACCAAACGTGGCCAAAACTCCTGTGAAAACCGAAGCTATAAATGTCGGATCCAGATCTTGCTTTGGAATCTTAAGTGCCGGTGGCAACTCGACGTATGCCAATGTTAATATTGCTCCACTCCATACCAAAATACCTAAACGAACAAAAGTAGAGAGGATCATCATTTGTTCTTCTTTATCTTCAGCATGTTCTTTTAACTTACTGAAGAAACCTTTCTTTTCCTCTTTTGCTTCTACTTTTTGTTCGTCTTTTTTCTTTTCATCTGCCATAAGACTTTTGTATCTAATCTATATAGCAGACTTTTATTTAAAACTTAGGTATACCAAATCCTGCATCAGGAGCAGCCTGTGTTGGTGCATCAGCAGATGGTAGTGATGGCAATGCATCTGCTCCGATTCCACCCACAACACCTCCAAGTGCTCCTCCACCAATTTGTTTTAGTGCCTCAGTTTTAACCTTTTCGATGATAGCATCTTTATTGAGATATACAACCCCAACAGCACCAACGACGGTGAGAGATACAACACCACTAAGAATAGCGATTCCATTGATTAGTTTTTGCATTTGTTTGTTTTAGTCTCCAAAGTAACTTAAAAAGAATTTGATGATACCATCACAGTTAAGATTACCCTGTGATACCCATCTATCTGCACATTCATACAGAACATAGTTTTGATATTTCGGCATTCCGTTTTCTTGTGTTTGACCACCAAACTGATTCAAAAGAATCTTTAATGCCTCCTGACGTAATAGCATTCGTGAAGGTTCATACCTTCCATAACTACTTGTCATACTCGCTTCCCTCCCCTATGTAAACTAAGGAAATGATTTCATGATCAGGATCATTTGCTTCAATCCACTCCTCGAACTCTTTATATATTGCATTTTTATCAGCAACAGGTTCAACTTCTTTAAGTCTTGTTAACGACCAAAGCCTAGTTTTGTGAAGTGTTTGATTCAAAGTTTCCATAATCTTTACGCATATAGCGACCAAGTATATTGCTATTATAGTACTTTGGTGTCCCGTCGTCAAGTGCTTCCATTAACACATTGTTAATGAATAGTTGCTTAGTCTCCTCATAATTAACTTTACCAAGTGTAGTATGCAAAGATATTATTTCTCTTCTGAAAGCACCTCTACCAAGGCACTTAATATCCTGTTTAAGTTCCTCAGAGCTTCCAAAGTATCGTTTCCAGTCTGACTCCGACGTAACCTTTCTTTTGCCACCTCTCGGTTTTCTCTTCTGCACGAAGTATTTTCTTCCGATGTAGGACTTCCCGTTGGTGGTATTGGTGATGCGATAGACGAACCCATAATACTCCCCGATATCATCAGAGGTAAAAGGACGACCTTCATAAATCCACGGATTTTCATAATCAACTATTTTATCAGTCATTTAATTATAACATCACAATTCTATGTAGTCAATAAAAAAGAGGGTTATCCACCCTCTTGTGTCCATTCGCATTCTAACCATTCATATGGATCTAATTTACCTCCAAACAGTTTATCATTATGTTTTGCGGAATCAAGGTAAGCTTGTATGCTTGCCTCTACTTCATCATAGTTTGAATCCTGAGAATGAATCTTCCTTAACATCTTGTTTAATGCCTCCTACGACGTAACTTTCGACTTCTGTTTCTTGTGGTGCAACTTGCAACCCTTTTGAAGAAATCCAGTGTGTTGTCCAAGGTAATGGATTGTTTCTCATAGCAATGTCATAAATTGGATTTAATCCAACTGCTTTCATTCTTTTATTTGCAGTCCATTCAACGTACTGTGCTAGTAGTTTTTCGTTTAGACCAATCATAGAACCATCCTTGAACAAATATTCTGCCCAGTATTTCTCCTGATTGACAGCATTTTCAAATGCTTTTTGGAACCATGGCTCCTCCTCTTTATAGATTTTTTTCATTTCTGGATCATCACCATCTCTCCAATGTTTGAGAATACTTTGTGTGATGACTAAATGTTGGTTCTCGTCTCTGGCGATGAGAGACACGATTTTTGCCGATCCTTCCATGAGCTTAAGTTCGCCAAAAGCAAACGAGCATGCGAAGGAGACATAGAACCTAATTCCTTCCAGAATGTTGACGTTCGCAACTGCCCGGAAGAGTTTTCGTTTGAGTTCATACCTTGTGTAATCTGATACATAAGAACCTCTGTGCCCATCTTTCCACAAATTACTTGTGTCATATTCATGTGCATCATTGATAAAGTCATCATATGCCTCAGTGACACTCTGTGCCCTTTCCAGTATGCGATCATCTGTAAGGATAGTGTCGAAGATGTCAGAGGGGTTAGAATAGACATTCTTGATGATATAAGTATAGGATCTACTATGGATCATCTCCATAAACTCCCATACCTTCATACATCCTTCTAACTCTGGAAGTGAGCAATATGGAGCAAATGCCATACCTGGCCCTCTTCCTTGAACAGAATCTAACATCACTTGATATTTCAAGTTAGACGTAAAGATGTGTTTCTGTTCTGGACGAAGTGTTTGATAATCACTTCTATCTTTCTGGAGTGATACCTCTTCTGGTCTCCAGAAATATCCTAGTTGTTGAGTTGTAAGTTTCTCAAAAACTGGATACTTGTAATTATCATATCTTTGAACTCCAAGTGGAGCACCAAAGAACATTGGTTGTTTAGTTGTATCAACAATTTGTGAGTTGAATACAGTCATCTCGGTGACTGGTTTTGCTTTTGTTGTTTCCACGTTAGTCTTAAAGTTTACAAGACTCACAATCTTCTTCCTCCGTAAGAATACTAGTAACTAGTTCATTGAGATCAGGTTTTTCTTCCTCAATCTCATCTGTTTTGATGTCGTAGGTATTTTGATAATAGCTGGTCTTCCAACCATATTTGTATGTGGTTAAAAGATCCTGTGCCATAACAGAAACCGGAACTTCGTTATCTGGGTAGTGTTCTGGATTATAAGACCAATTACCAGAAATTGCTTGGTCAAAGAACTTTTGCATAACAGCAACGACGTTAATATACCCCTTATTAGATGTCATATCCCACAAGAGGGTGTAATTATTCTTTAGATGCTGATATCCGGGTACTATTTGCTTGAGTGGCCCTTTCTTTGACTTCTTAATTGACAGGTATCCCCTTGGTGGTTCAATCCCGTTCGTAGCATTAGACACTACGGAACTGCTCTCCGATGGCATTTGTGCTGACAGAGTGGAGTTCCTTACTCCATATTCTTTTACTTGATTTCTGAGATCTTCCCAATCAAACTTAAGTTTGTTCGGAACGATTTCATCTACGTCATGTTTATATGTATCAATTGGAAGAATTCCATTTCCGTATTTTGTTCTGTCTGAGTATTTACACGCACCCTTCTCTTTTGCAAGAGAAACAGTAGACTTTAACAAGTAGTATTGAAATGCCTCAGTAAGATCATGGACAAGTTGCCATGCTCGTTGATCCTCATACTTCACACCATTCTTAGCAAAGTAATGAGCAAGTCCAATGTAACCTACACCAAGCGAACGACGGGCCTTTGTGGCGAGTTCTGCTGCTTTGACGGGATACTGCTGAAAATCAATAAGTTCATCAAGACTCCGAACACTAAGATCACAGAGAACTTCGAGATCGGATAGATCACGTATCTTACCGATATTAACAGCACTAAGAATGCAGAGAGCAATTTCACCAGTTTCATCGTCAATGTGTTGAATAGGTTTTGTAGGAAGAGTTATCTCCTGACATAGATTACTCATCTCAACTTTATCCAAGAAGGATGAATGAGAATTACAGTGATCTATGTTCATCAAATATATTCTACCAGTTTCTGCTCTTTCTTTCAACAAGTCAAGTATAAGTTCCTGTGCCTTGACTTTCTTCATGGGTATATCACTGTTCTCATACTTTACATACAACTCATCAAAATCTTCTGTACCAAATGCCTCATAAAGACCCGGTACATCATGAGGAGAGAATAAAGTTATCTCTCCGTTAGTGATAAACCTTTCATAGAATATCTTACTTAGTTGAATACTATAATCTAACTTTCTTACTCGGTTGTCTTCCGTTCCTTTGTTGTTCTTGAGAACAATGATGTCTTGAATTTCTTGATGCCAGATTGGAAAGTGGACAGTAGCTGAGCCGCCTCTGATCCCGTTTTGAGTGCAGCATCTGACAGTTGATTCAAACTTTTTGAGGAAGGGGACAACACCTGTGTGTTGAACCTCTCCGTCACGGATCTTAGCGTTGATCCCTCTGATTCGACCTGCGTTAATACCGATACCAGCCCTTTGTGCGACATATTTGCCAATAGCCATATCACTGCTAAAGATACTATCGAGGGTGTCATCAGAATCAACCAAAACGCAAGATGCAAATTGACGAAGAGGTGTTCTGACACCTGCCATAATTGGTGTCGGGATGTTGAGTTTGTGTTTACTGATTGCGTCATAATACTTTTTAACGTAGTCTAATCTAACATCTTTTGGATATTTAGAGAAAATTGTTGCGGAAATTAACAAATACATGAACTGAGGAGTTTCATACAACTCTCCAGAACTACGGTCTTGAACCAAATACTTGTCAACAACCTGTCTTAATCCTGCATAAGTGAAATGATAATCACGTTCATGATCAATAAAGGATTCAAGTTTATCAAACTCCTCCTTTGTGTATGAGTTGAGAATCTCAGGATCATAGACTCTCTTCTCAGCATTTACTTTTACATGGTCATATACGGTAGGTAGATCATAGATACCGTTAAATAATTGTTTACGAACAGAAAATAATAATAATCTTGCTGCAACAAATTGATAGTTAGGACATTCTAAATCAATTAGATCAGATGCACTACGAATGAGTATCTCCTGTATCTCTGCGGTGCTTATACCATCATAGAATTGGATACCTGACTGAATCTCCACTTGGGATGCTGAGACCCCTGCAAGACCCTTACACGCTTCTTCTACCATTACGTGCATCTTTTCAAGGTTAAGAGGTTCGATTGAACCGTTTCTTTTCTTTACCTTAGTTCCGTTGCTCATACTTTTTTCCAGTTATTGAATTTAATTTTAGCTTGTAGACCAGAGTATACATTGGATTCTAACACTTGAGTTATGTTTTGTCCAGAGTTTATCATGTCATTCACATCTTTCTCAATGATGTTACGTGGCCAGATGACTACCTTATCTCCTCGGTCAATGATTTTGGAGATTCGATTGACGATCTCTCGGTTACGTGGTTCGTTATCAAAAACCCAAATATAATCGCTCCAACCAAACGTCCGAATATCAATATCGGAGCCGCACATAGCAACCGCGTTTTCCACGAAGGTTGAATCGAAAGGGCCTTCGAGGATGTAAATTGGTTTTTTAGTATTGATTTTATCGAGTCCATAGATTTTTGGTGCGTTCTCATCAAGCATGACAGTGATATATTTAACATTATTTGGGCCTAGACTTCTGCCTTGGAAACCAATTATGTTTTGATCCTCACTATACATCGGTATAATGATACGACCTTCATCTCTGATTATGCTATGAAAGGTGTACTTTTTTGTGTTTACCCACTCTCTAAACTTTGCAGCAAAGAAGAATTTGGTAGGGTCTAATCCTCTACGTTTAAGATATTCTTTCGCAATCGGAACTTCAGAAGCTCTTGGTAAATCTAACTTCTGACGGAAAACAGGTTTCTTAAATTCAAACTTTGGTTCTTCATAGATTGAACCTTTACCTGTATTACGAGTCTTAAACTTTTCAAAGATATATTGCTTATACAGAACTGGATCAAGTGTCTTAATAAAGTTACTGAATGTTGAGGACGCACTACAATTATGACACTTGAAGTTCATATCTGCCTTGAGAGGATAGATATAACCCCGTGCCTTATTCTTGTGTTTTTGTGAATCACCACATATCGGGCAACGAAAGTTGTAAACGTCACTCTTTACCCGTTTAAACTTTTGAAGACGCGAAGATACCAATCCAATATACTTGGAGTCAATGATATCCATAATAAAGGAATTACTTGTTTTCTATTATAGCAGCAGGTTGTTCTTGAGTCAACATCGGACTTATAATTCTTTGACCTATCGGTGATACTACGAAACTTATCACTGCGATAGCACCAGCAATCGTCCACATCTTCTTCTCCATCATACGTAGACGCTGATCAACTAAACGTATATCTCTCTCACATCCTTTCTTTATTTCTGTCGTTGTACGTTCTAAATCTTTATGAAGAGACTCAATCTTCTCAAATAAGACTGCATCTATTCGATCCTGTTTCTGTAATTTCTCATCATGAACAGCCAACAACTGTCCCATTTTGGTAGAGTTATCCTGTAAACTCTCTACAATTCGTTCGAGTCTCTCTAATATGGCGGTGTTAACATTCGTATTATCATCCATTGTTTCCTAACCACATCTTACGTGAACCGTGACCACCATAGATATATTTTTTCTTTTTCTTCTTCACAGGAGGATCATCCCCTGCCTCTCTTGTACCTGCAATCTGACCACCACCCACATTATTTGTAGGTGCACCAGAAACAGCCTGCTCACGAAGTGATCTAACCATTTCTATTATATTTTCTAGTCTGGAATCCATTAGATTGATCCTAGTTCTGATATGCAGTATTTGTCTTCAGGTATGCCATGAACATGCGATTTAGGATATTCAGGTACTCTCCTTAAGAATACGAGAAAACTTTTAACCGCAGGCCATAAGTCTTCTTCTAAATTATAAAACAACAGAGGTGTTGCTGCGTCATCAAAGACATTGAACAGCACTGTAAGGTGGTTCAATATAAGATGAGTTTTCAATACCCCTGTGTTTTTATATCGTTTGAGAAGTCTCTTAACATATTTGATCCG